CCGCAGCGGTCGGACAAATATCTATGAGCAGGCGCAGGCAGGCTACGTCAACATTCAATTGCTGGATTTGGCGCAAACCATAATCCCAGTCAATATCAACTCAACAATCGGTGTTTCAGTTAAGGACACCGCAGGCGTATTTGTGGCAATCTTTGGTGGCAACGTGGTTGACATTGCGTTGGAAGTGCGTGAAGTGGGTTCAACCGCCTTCACTCAAACCTACTCAATCACCGCACTTGGCGCGCTTGCCCGTTTGCCAAAAACGCTGACAAACGGCGTACTTTCCAAAGATTTTGACGGCAACCAAATTGAAACAATCTTGGGTCAAGTTTTATTTGGTTCATGGGCTGAGGTCGCTGGTGCGGTTACATGGGCAACTTATGACCCAACAATTACATGGGCAAATGCTGAAAACAATGGATATGGCGAAATAGATACCCCAGGAAACTACGAATTGGCAGCACGATCAAGTGCCACAACTGACGTTTATTCACTGGTTTCAGCCTTAGCAACTTCAGGCTTGGGCTATATCTATGAAAACGGACTTGGGCAAATTGGTTATGCAGATTCGACCCACCGCACGACATACCTTGCGACCAATGGCTACGTTGACCTTGACGCCAATCAAGCGCGTGGGTCGGGTCTAAGGATTGAAACCCGTGCAGGCGACGTTCGCAATTACCTGACAATAAAATATGGCGCAACCAGTTCCGCTGAGAAAACGGCGTTTGACACAACTTCAATTGGTCAATACGGCACACTTGCCCAAATCATCACAACGACATTGCACAACGCAGCTGACGCCGAAAGCCAAGCCGATTTCTATTTATCACTAAGAAAACAACCGCAACCAATCTTCAGCGAAATTACGTTTGACCTGACTAATCCTGAATTGGACAATTCTGACCGCGACAACCTTATTGGCATTTTTATGGGCGAAGCCGTGGCACTCAACAACTTGCCTTTAAATATGAGCGCAGGCGCATTTCAGGGCTTTGTTGAAGGCTGGTCGTTTCAGGCGTCATACAATCAACTTTCGGTCACTTTGCTACTTTCACCACTGGCCTATTCTTTGCAGGCAATGGCTTGGAATGACGTGCCAATAACCGAAAAATGGAACACCGTGTCGCCGACATTGACATGGGAATATGCGACAATAGTCGCCTAAGGAAAGGAAACTCAAATTACAAATCCAACAAGCAACTATGGTTTTGTTCTCCCAACGGCGACCGATCTTGTGACGGACTTGCCCGCAGATTTTGAAGTGGCATTGCAAGGCGTTGACACACGGTTAAAAGCACTACAACCCGGAACGACACTTGGAGACATTGCTTATTCATCAGCAACTGCAAACACAAACACACGTTTGCCAATTGGCACAAACGGACAAGTGCTTGCCGTTGTTGCTGGTGTTCCAGCATGGTCAAGCGAAGCGGGTGACATTTCAAGTGTTACCGCTGGAACTGGTATTTCGGGCGGTGGCACTTCGGGTGACGTTACAGTCACAAATTCAATGGCAACTGCTATTGACGCAAAAGGTGATTTAATTGCTGGCACGGGTGCAGACGCGTTTAGCCGTCTTGCAGTCGGTGCAAATGACACAGTTTTGACGGCAGATTCAACGACAGCAACTGGTTTGAAATGGGGTGCTGCACCAACTGGTTTTGGCACAATTACTGCATACACACCGACTTGGACAGGTATAACAATCGGCAACGGCACTTTCGAAAATGTTGGATATTCAACAAGTGGAGATTTGGTGTGGTATTCAGGCCAATTTACTTGGGGCAGCACTACATCAGCCACGGGTGTTTTTAAATTAACATTGCCTGTAAATGGATTAGGTACTGCAACTGGTGTTGATGGCAGACAACCAGCACAGAACTTTGGCGCACTTTGTCAAAGTTCAACTGGCTATATCTATAATTTTGCGGTAACACTACAAAATGCGTCACCTGCCACTACATTCAATTTGCAATCTTTATTGACTAACTCAACTTATTTGCAAAATCAGGTTCAATATCTTCAAAACACGGTACCAATTACATATGCCACAAACGACCGCATTGCTTGGAACTTTTTCTATAGGAAGGCATAAAAATGAGAGAACAGAAAATGGCGTGGATTCAACAAGAAGACATTCCTGACGAATATAGGTGGATTCGAATTCGCCTATACCGTGATGATTTATTGCAGGCGTCAGACTGGAGAATGGTTGAAGATGCTATTTGGGACAAAGCACCATGGGTCACTTACCGCCAAACATTGCGCGACTTGCCAACAAGTAATGCAGACCCAATGAAAATTGTGTTTCCTAATGAACCAGCCTGATTTATACCCGCAAGGGACTTCAGCTGCGTTCATTGAAATTGCAAAGGCTGAAATTGGCACAATTGAGGAAGGCGACAACCTCACCAAATACGGCAAATTTACAAAGGCCGACGGACTACCTTGGTGCGGTTCTTTCGTTAACTGGTGTGCAGCACAAGCGGGCGTCAAGATTCATTCAGTTGTGGGGACTGCAATTGGGGCGCATAAGTTTAAAGAAATCAACCGTTGGTCAAATATGCCGCAGTTGGGTTATGTTGCTTTCATGGACTTCCCACATGACGGCGTCGATCGTATAAGTCACGTTGGAATTGTTGTTGGCTTAATTGACGATAAACAATGCGTGACGATTGAAGGCAATACCAGTGGCACAGGCGACCAGCGAAATGGTGGCATGGTCATGGTAAAGGTGCGCAACGTTGGCAAAGAGATTGTTGGGTTTGGGATTCCCAAATTCGTACCTTACAAAGGTGAACACCCAACAGTTGAAATACCAAAATCGGGAGTAAAACCGACAAAGGAGAAAACAAAAAAATGGACAAAGCCAAAGCCTTAATCGCTTCATGGGCACGATCATTCATGGCAGCAGCACTTGCTTTATACATGGCGGGTGTGCAAGACCCTAAGACACTTGCAATGGCAGGTGTGGCAGCGGTCGCACCAGTTATCTTGCGCTGGTTAAATCCGCAGGATAAGAGTTTCGGGTTAACGGGGAAATAGTCCGAAAACTCACGGCAGCAGGGTTGGCTTGGGCACTTGCGCTAATCCTGACTGCTTGTGGGTATCAGGGCTGGACACGTTATGAGTGCCAAGAATATAAAAACTGGGCAAAACCAGAGTGCCAAAAACCAGAATGTATCCCGACTGGAACGTGTTCTGACGACATACTTGGATTCACAACACCACAAACCAACACGCCGCCGCGCACCTGAGGACGTCCACGCGCAGCTGATTTTAATAATTGGTTCAACACTTGCAGCGGTGTTTTTAATCGTAACGGTTGGCATAACGTATGCGCTGATATTTGTCACCCAACCAATCGGGGCACAAGCACCCAATGACGCAGCCTTTATTGACCTATTGAAGACCCTAGCCATTTTCTTGACTGGTTCACTGGGCGGTGTGCTGGCTGGCAACGGACTAAAATCCAAGGCCAAGTCAGGTGACACGCCGACAAACACGCAAGGTTCTTGATTTGGCGCGCCTTATGCGTCACCCTGAGTGCAGGTGGTAGTCGTTACTACCTAGAATCGGGAGAATTCAAATGGTTGTTGATTTATTAGACCCGCAGACTTTGCGGGCGTTGTTCCTTATCGGTGTTCTTTGCACCTTAGCCGCTGCACTTGGTTACTCATTTGGGCACAAAGACGGAAGCCGTGAAGGCTATACCCGCGGGCGTGCTATCAGTCGCCACATTTCACAACAAAAAAGGTCGGTCAAATAAATGGGATTCTTGGACAATTATGAGGCAAGCCGTGAACGCCTAGAACGCTGGTTGAAGACATATCCAACTGGACGCATTGAAACCAGCATTGTTGAATTCAGTGCTGACAAAGGTTATGTCTTAGTTGAAGCAAAGGCGTTCCGCCATGAAGACGATACCCGACCAGCAGCCATTGACTTTGCCTACGGCTATCAGGGCGCATACCAACAAAACATGAAACGCTGGTTTGTGGAAGATACAGTCACCAGCGCAATTATGAGAGTGCAACAATTGGTCATGGGCGGTGCTGAGAGAAGCACCAAGGAAATCATGGAACAGGTCGAAAAGACGTCAGCAAAGGTCGCAAACACTGACAAGGACTATGACTACTGGACAACCAAATTCGGTGAAGTGCCAAGTTACAAGACTGAAGAAGAAATGGACGCAGCTGGATTTCAAACGTTGGCGTCAGGTGTGGCAGAAATTGCAAAACAACTTGGTGGTGAACTTGTTCCTGAAGCACCACAGTGCCGTCATGGCCACCGCATTTTCCGTACTGGAAACAGTGCGAAGACCAAAAAAGACTGGGCAAATTATTCATGCGTAGGGCGCAAACCCGATCAGTGTGACCCAATATGGCTAGTGCTTACCAGCGACGGAACTTGGAAGCCACAAGTATGACGAAGCAAAGACTAATTAAAATACTTGTCTGCATTGAAATTGTCTTGGTTGTGCTACTTATTGGGGTGGCATTTCTATGAGCGATTACATGGAGATAATCAACCCGCAGACCATGATTGGCAAACTGCTCAAAAACGGCGAAGTGGTCGAAGAATACAAAATGGAACAGTGTGACAAGTGTTCTAGTCTTGTCAGATTTGACGCATTTGGCTACCAAAAAGGCTACGGCAATGAAAAGATAATTTGGTTTTGTGTGGGTTGCCGTTGAAAATGACCTTGACGCGTCAAGAAGAATTTACATGCCACGACGCAGCAATTCATTTGGCAAAAGCCAACACGGACTATTGGCAAACACGGTCAGGCGGATACTCAACTGAAAAATCGCTTCACGATCTAATTGCACAAGACGCCCAAAGTATCGGCAGTGAATGGGTTGTTGCCAAATATCTCAATGTTGAATTCGACCCGTTTGAGCAAAAAGGTAAAACCAAGGCTGACGTTGGTTCTCACTTTGAAGTGCGTTGGACAAAGTACGTTTCCGGGCAGCTAATAATTCACGAATATGACCGCACTGACGACGTGGCAATTCTTGTCACTGGTGAATCACCGCATTTCTTCATTGCGGGTTGGATTCCCATTGCAATGGCTAAACGGCCAAAGTACCGACACACTAAACAACCGAATTGGTGGGTCACACAAATCAACTTGCAACCTATTGAAAATCTTAGGAGAAGCAACTATGGACACAATTCAGTTTGAGTGCAGAAAATGCAAAAAAGTAACGAAACAGGTAATCCACAAGGTAACGGACAATCTTCCCAGTGGTGTGGAAGTGATTCAATGCACCAAGTGCGAAGTCATGGGGGTTGCACAGATAGGAACTTCCAATGCCGATCTATGAGTTTAAATGCACGGTGTGCCAAATCAGTGTTGAGGTGGATAAGTCAATCCACGACGAACGCCAACCAATCTGCTGCAATCAAGACATGAGCCGCACCTATTCAACTTTTGGCATTTCCTTCAAAGGCACTGGCTGGGGTGGGAAGTGATTGTGGTGCTTATGGGAATTCCTGGGGCTGGCAAATCAACGTGGGTTTTGAAGCATAAAACAGGCTTTGAACACGTCTTCAACACTGAAGCGGTACGAATCAACCGTGAATTGGATATTGCCATGTTTATGCACATGCAACGCCATAAGGCCGTAGTGGCCGTGGAATCGGGCAAAGACCTAATCGCTGACGGCACGCACACAATCAAAACACACAGACAAGTGTGGTTGAACTTAGCTGAGAGATTAGGCATTGAAACCAAATTGGTTGTCTTTGATACAAGACTGGAAACCTGTATTGAAGTGCAAAAACAACGCGAATTCCCAGCACCATTGAAGGTCGTACGCGATCATCACAAACGTATGCAGTTGGCAAAGTTGCAGGTTAAACGTGAAGGGTGGGATTCAATTGAAGTCATTACACGCTAATAGTTATCCACAGGCTTTATGCACAGGGGTGCAAAACTTGTGGGACACGCCCAAGGCCATGCGTAAGTTATTCATTTGCTTGACAGTCGCGGTACGCTGGTTTCGCTTGAAGCGAGCCGCTGAGGCGGATTGCTCGCAAGGGCGTAATCGGCTAATGGGCAAGGTCTATGTCATTGCGGCATTGCTTTCAATAACAAGCATTCACAATTCATCAGCTGCTAACTATTCAATAGACCATTTGAAGTTATATGCACATTCTAGGATTCTTGACTATAAGGAATTCCAATGCTTCAACAAGATCATCACGAAAGAATCAAGGTGGTCATACACTGCACGCAATGGCAGTCATTACGGCCTAGGGCAAATGAGGTCTAAGCACTATCGTGACCTTGACCCATTCAGACAGATTGACGCAACGATTCGTTATAATCAAAAGCGTTACTTGACCCAGTGCAATGCTTGGTCATTTCATTTGAAGCATGGGTACTACTAATGACAAGCGCACTCAAAGACAACGGCAGCACTGGCAAGTGGCGCAAGATACGAGCACGGATACTGCAACGGGATTCATATACATGCCAGCAGTGTGGTGGTGAGGGCAATTCGGTTGACCACATAGTCCCAAGACTTGCTGGTGGTGGTGA